TGATGTGGTGGCGACGATCAAGGCTCTGGCGGAAAAGAAATTCCCCGCAGAGCGTAAGCCAAAGAACTTGCCACAAGAATTGGCGGACCTGAAGTGAGGCACGATTTGGCCAAACTCCGCAGCGAAGCCGTAGCGTATCTCGCTCACAAATATCCCGCCATCCGGCTCATCGATATTGGTCTGGCCATGGGCTGGAGCCAAGGGGCAGCGTTGAGCATGGCGAGTGATGCCATGCGCCTGCATGGTGGAAGCCGACCCCGAGGGGGCAAGTCTCCTGCCTATCGGCCCAACAATCTCAGAAAATATGATTACGTTTTGATCCTGAAAGAAATTAAGGCCCATCCCGAACTACGCTACCGGGACATCGGGGCCTTGTGCGGGTGCCCTATGGATACGGTGATATACGTGGCGCATCTGAACGGCATCTTCCGGGGGTTCAGGCGGAAATGAACGAGATTTTCAACTACAAACATCAAGTCATCCAGCACCGGGAATATTTGTGGCAGCGGCTTGCTGCGTATGTGGGAGCGCATCCCGAGGAAACGTTCCCGCAAATTTCCCGGAAATTCCATACCAACGTGCATACGCTTTGGGAGGCGTGTTTGCAAAACGGGATGAAGCGCAAAGTCGGGCGTCCGAAAAGGGCCAAGTGAGTAAGAGATTTTCGCAGGCCCGCAGTATTAAAAGTTAGGTGCCCGTTCTAGTCAGCGCAGGTTATGACTACGGACTTCTTGCAGTAGAAACACGCAGTACAGCAGCGGGGGCTGCTGAAAAATCGGGGAGGCTGGTACCACAACCAGTGCGCCAGCCTCCTGACCGATTACCCCAATACCCCAGCCGCACTGGTGACAAGCAATGGTGGGAAAGCACTGGTGAAAAATGGGCTTCGCAAAAGTTCCGCATGAACTCAGAAACCATCTCCATGAATTAACAGGCAGTCAACTCAAGGTCTGGCTGTGCCATCTCCTCCACGAAGACAAGAATCACATCTCTTTTCCCAGCGTCCCTCTAATAGCAAAAGAAACGGGCCTTGATGCCGACACCGTGGGGGATGCCCACAAATTCCTGCGTGAAAACGGGTGGTTGAAAACGGTAGGTTCTAGGGATGCCAAGACTGGAAAATTTGCAGTACCAGTGGCAACTTGTGCCATACCCGTAGGGGTAAAAGACCGGGACGGTAAAAAACCGTCACGGGAAACTACCGTCCCGGTTCCGACCGTGGACGGTTCAACCATGGACGGGAAATACCCCCCAGAAGAAGATACATTTGGAGAAGATACATTTGAAGCAGATACAAAGACCCAAGAAGATACAAAGATTAAAAGCCTAGTGAGTGAGTTAGTGAGGGAGGGGAGTTCGGAGGCTTCGCCTCCTCACGCACAGATCGCAGATCAAAAGAATACTTACGACCCACACTCTGAACTGTGGATACAGGCCGGGGACTACTTCAATTCCCTATGGCCAAGTAAACCCGTAACAGACGAAAGCTTAGTTCTCCTGCTAGACCTGTGCAAGGAATTAGGTCATGGCCAATACAACTTGGGTTGGGATCGGGTTAGGTCTGCATGGGAATGGAATCAAACCCACAAGAAGGGCAAGTGGAAATTGTTCAGCCTTGCTGAATTGGCTAACGCCTTGCGTTCGTTTTCTGATCGTAGTCTCTTGGCCCAAATGGATGCGGATGAGGGTTGTCCCCTTTGCGTAGAGGAGGAGCAATCTGAAGCTCATGCTTAAACGTGCTGTTCCGCAAATTTTCGAGTATTGAGGCCTATGGACCATTATTGCAAGAAGTGCGGAGGAGTCTTGGAGCGAAATGTGAATCACTTTCTGGTATGCCCAGCAGAGCACTGTTGCGGAACCTTTCGGCAATGCCAATTTGAGGATGGATTGGCTTGGATAGTAGTTCTGGCCCACGCTCATGCCGAGGGAGAAGTTATCACCGTGGATAAGCGGGATGGTACCCGGACCGAAGTCGTCCTTGGTGCACCGATCCATGTAACGCAGGGGTCAAAGGTATTGGAGAATTGCTACCGCATTGCCCCGCTGCTCGTCTGCGACGAACCCAAGAAAGTAGAAATACAGGAACATGCCCAAGGAGCCAGCCTATGAGCAAATTGCTGAATCTTAAACCCGTACAATTCTTCACCGATGTATTCTGCCCCAACTGCCAATCCCTCGATGTCGAGGGTCATTTTGGTTTCAACTACGAAGGGGATTATGTTTACGAACCTGTGGAATGCAACGAGTGTCATGCCGAATTCGATGTCGTGTATGTCCGGGCTTTTGTGAACAATCTCAAGTTGGCGACTATGAGTATCAATAGTAATTGAGGGCATTGGTTTCTCCGATCATATCCTCATACATTGCCCCTACCCTCTCAAGCTCACAGCCATGAGCCCTCACGGTAGGGGCAATTTTCTTTTGCAAAGGAGTATTAGTCCTCATGGATATGCGAATCGTGGAATTCACTTGTGATCATGGCCACCTAACCCATTGCAATTTGCCAATCGATATTGGCAAATATCGAGTTGAGCAATGCGCCGAGTGCGGTGGCATCGTCACTGTTTGGCAACATGCTCGGTTCCGTCACGTGCAACCCGGTGCTGAGGCCCGAGTCCGTCAAGTTGGAATATACAACCAAGATGGCGCAGGGGATGCGGTAGAACAGAAACGGCAACGGGTCAAGGAATTGCACGACGTAGCCGAGGGCCGCAGCACATGGGGCGGGAATTGGTGGATGGAACAACAGCGGCGGGACCTATGAAGTACCTAATGACTCTCTCCTTAAGTTTGGGGGTTACGATTATCGCTGAGGGAGTGGTTCATTCTCACTGGTGGGTAACAGGCGTCGGCGCATTCATGATTGGCCTATACACCTCCTACGTTGGTAGGAACGACCTATGAACAAATGCCAACTGCTCATGAAAGACACGCTGGCTTGCATTCCGGTCAAATCGCTCAAAGGGATTCTTCCGCCCTGTGGCCAGAAGGCTATCAAGCAAATTCAGGCCGCCTCTGGTGAGATTCTTTGGATTTGCCAAGAACACTGGGAAAAATTAGTAAAGCGGGAACAGGCGCTTGATTTATGGAACAAGCCGATTGCAGGGAAGCCAAATTGAAGGGGTAGGTTATGCGTCATCCGAAGAGTAAAGCAACGCCCAGCGGCTTCCTATGCGCCGCATGCAGCCTCCTATTGGTGAAGCGAGGCGGCATTTTGAATCCCGAAAAAGATATGTGCGATGCTTGCCAGCAAATGTTGCAAGAGGCCCACGAGAAAGTCGAACTTTTAAATGTATGAGCATGAGCAAAAGACGTTCCAAGAAACCAGCGCAGCATCTTTGTCAGCATCCTGTCAGCATTTCTTACACACCACCAAAGGGCGTTGGCCCGGAAGTGGAGATGGAGATCGATGAATCTACCTCCGATGTGCGGACCTGTACTTCCGTTGCTACCTACGTTCTCAATGGAGTTCATTATTGTGACCGCCATTTCAACAAAGTAACCACGGAATCATCTGGTGAGTACGAGGAATATGGAAATCCCAGCGATGAACCCTGTGATCCACAGTTCTCTGGCGGTGACTGATTGCAGACGATCCAAATGGCCCGAGGGAGACGACGCAGTCGAATTCAGCCGCATACATTACCCATGAATCAACGATTACACCGGGTCAAATTAACTGCTGAGCAAAAGCGCCTGCGGTACAACCTGCGGAAGCGAAATTATTATGCCAGCCATCCAGCCTATCGAGAACAATGCAGAGCATTGCAAGCATGGCGACGAGCGCAACCCGGTTATCAGGAGCAACAAAATATTCTCAATGCTCACTGGCGGGTAAATCACAAGGCCTATTATCGGCAATATAGCCGCTTGTGGATGCAAAGGAAACGAGCAAAAGCATGATGGAATTTCTAGGAATTGTTGCAGGGATCGCCGTTGCGCTAGGTGTTGCTTGGTGGCTGTATTCGAGGAACAAGTGAGCAACAAATCCGAATCCTTGCTACAAGCGATCCTCGATGAATTGATTTTGATTCGGCAACATTTGGTTCCACCACCATTGCCATCGGCAGCGGAACTGGAACGTGACATCACTGTGGCCCTTGGCGTCGGTCCGGATGAAGTTTTCAACAAGTGATAGGACAATGCCAAGTATGCGATGCCGCAGCGCAGCACAAATTTCATCATCGTGTGCTGGTGGACAATCTCGTCGTCCGTGAAACATCATTCATATTGTGTGAGCAACATTTTGAATTGTGGGTTGAGCGACGTACATTGTGCATGGCCGATGATGAACTGCAATCGTCGCTGACAGCGTTGTTTGGTGTAGGCCCAAAGTAATGCCAACATCACCGTCATCGTTGTGTCGTATGTGCAGCAGTCGTGCTATTGAAGGCCGAAAGTATTGTAGTGTTCATGCAACAACAAGTGACGATGTGACCACAGCAAGTCGTCACTGGTCGGAGTACCGCAAGGATGATCCTGTAAGAAAACTCTACAAAACAACAAGATGGAAAAATGTGCGCCTGCTGGTGCTGCGCCGCGATCCCTTGTGCCTGCTTTGCGGCTACCATGCTTCCACTGTTGGCGATCACTTTCCGTTGAGTGCTCACGAACTGGTTGCGATGCTGGGCAAGGATGCGTTCTTTGATGTGTCACGAATCAGAGGATTATGTGCGCCATGCCATGATGGTCTTGCACATCCGCAGTATTAGTATGAATGAGAGAAGTACCGTTGACACGAGGTTATGTTGCGCTTGTTGATGACGATGATTATGACAATGTGATGCAGTACAAATGGTCTGCGAAGGTGACACAGTGGACTGTGTACGCACAACGCAGCATCAATAGTAGTGGCAAGGTGTACTTGCACAGATACGTGTTAACTGTCGATGATCCAAAGATCATAGTGGACCACGAAAATCATAATGGTCTGGACTGCCAAAAGAATAATCTGCGAACGACGCAAGCAACAGGCAACGCCCGCAATGTGAGGAAGCAGTTGAAGCCCACGTCATCGCAATACAAAGGCGTGTGTTGGGATAGTCGTGTGATGAAGTGGGCTGTGTGCATCCACGTCAACAACGAGACTGTGAACTTAGGTACATATGATGATGAGGTTCTTGCTGCACAGGCATATGATGCTGCTGCTGTGACTATGTTCAAAGACTTCGCTTGTCTTAACTTCGCACGATAACCCGTGCATGGCGATGCCGTGCACCCCGTTGCTCAAGCCGTGACCCGTGCGCCCTCAGTTCTCTAAGTTGTTGATCCCGAGCGGCCAGCGCCGCTGTTTTGACGCATATTTCTTCAAAAATCAGTTAGCACACTCAGTAGTATGGGAAGATTACACCAACCAACTGCGATTCTGGAGACCAAGGGTTCATTTATTGCCCATCCAGAATACAAAAGACCCAAAGAGCCCAAGCCCAAATCCAAATTGGTCAAGAAGGCTCCCGCCGTTTTGACTGACGACCAGAAAGTCCTATGGAAGGAACTCATGGGAATGCTTCCACCGGGCGTGGCGTTCAATTCTGACAAGTGGGCGTTGATTGACTTGGTGAAGTTGGAAGACCAATCCCGCAAAGGCACGATCAGCGAAGCCGGAGCCACCCGCAAGTTGGGATTCTTTGGACGCTTCGGGCTTACGCCCGCCGACCGCTGCAAGATTCAAGTAGAGGCTGAGCCACAGGATAAGTTGGCCGCATTCCTCACTAAGAAGCCCATCCCCAAGTCCGCCTAGTTCTACTTTTTCAACTACCACCCCCTTGTATTGAAGCCAACCCACAGGTTGGTTGCCCGACTGTAGCCATTCCATTGAATGGGCAGCGTGCACGATACACGGGAATTATTTTGAACCCTACACTTTTGAACACCCGCAAGTCTGAGCTACTGTCTCAGCAAGAGTTGGTCCTGAACCAAGCGCAGGAAGCAAAGACCAAACTCACCGACACGCAGGAAGCGGCTTTCACTGCTGCTACCGCAGAAATCAAAGAAATCGATACCACCCTTGCCCGCATGGACGCCATTGCGAAGTCTAAGGCACAGATCAACGAGCCTACTTCCAATCCTTTCATTGCGCCGACTCCGAAGGCGAAAAATAACAGCAAGGTTGGATTTTCGGATGAGTACATCTCCGAATTCTGGAACCATTTCCGCAATCCCTCCAAGGGCATCAGCATGGCAGCTCTGGGTGAGAATGCACCGACCTATGTAGGCACCGATGGTGGCTACTTGGTCCCACAGCGCACCGATCCTACGATCCCTGCGCTCGCTGTGAACGAATGCAGTGCCCGCAAGTTGAGCCAAGTCATTGTCACAGACATGGATTTGAAGCTGCCGTTCCAAGCCACCAAGACTGTAGCGGCTGCTAAGGCAGAATCCCGCACAAGCAACAACCCGTTCGCTGGCACTGCTCCGTCCTTCAACACCGTAACGCTCTCGGCCTACATGGCGGGCGTGCAGGTGCAAGCGACTTGGGAATTGCTGCAAGACGTTGGGGCGTTGGAATCCTTCATTACTGCCGACATCAACCGTGGCATGTTCAACTACGAAGAAAATGCCTTCGTCAATGGATCAGGTACAGGTACGGCCCTTGGTTATCTCAATGGGGCGACCGATGCCAACTCCGCTGCACTCAGCATCAATTCTATCTTGGACTTGACCGGGAACCTGAAGCAAGCCTACTACGCAAATGCGTCCTTCTTGATGAACCGTCAAACGCTCATCGCTTTGTTCAAGGCGCAAATCGCTGCCAGCCAATTCCAAAACTACTTATCGTATGACAGCGCAGGCGCAGCCCGTCTGCTTGGTTATCCGGTGTTCTTCTCCAGTTCCATGCCAACGTTCTCAGCAGGTTCGCCGCCAACAGGTGGTGCCGTCCTGTTCGGGGATTTTGCGGCAGGCTGGGTAATTGGTGACCGTGGCGGAAGTGGAATTCAGGCCAAGGTACTAGACCAAGTGTCCGCCGTCAACGGTGTCACAGTTATATTGGGGTATCGTCGCACCGACCAACGTTGCCGTATTCAGGAAGCAGTTCAGTTGATGACTGTCACTGGCTAAACGACGTTTCATCCATAACTTAATAGAGCGGGGGCTGCCTAACAAGGTAGCCCCTTTGTATTTTCGGAGTACTAGGTAGCATGAAGATCAATCCCACGGTAGATTCCTACATAAGTGGTGTCATGGATGGCACGGTAGTCGTAGGTCCGTGGATCAAGAAGTGTATCGAGCGCCACCTGACCGATCTGGAACATGGTCCGGAGCGTGGGCTGTGGTTTGACCCCAGTGCCGCTAACCATGTCATTGAATTCTGCCAGACATTCTGCATCCCACCCAACCAAACCGAACCTCTTAAACTCTATCCCGCTCAGCAAGTATGGCTGGCTCTTACCTATGGGTGGAAGCGCAAGGATGGGTTCCGCAGATTCAAGCGCACGTTCTGGTTGGTCAGTAAGAAAAATGGAAAATCGGGGTTAGTCAGCAGTCTTCTTTTGTACCATTTAATTTGCGACGGCGAATTATCAGCCCGTGTAGCCTGTGCTGCCACAACTAAGAAACAAGCCCGTACCGTATTCAATGAAGCCTGTTTGATGGTTAAACGTTCGCCTGAACTCAAGGCAACCATCAAGCAGAGCGGCATAACTCCTCCACTCGCCCTGTACATTGAGAAAACTGGTTCACGTTTGGCTCCTATCAGCCGGGATTCTGATTCCGAAGACGGCATTGTGTTGTCTGCTTGTTGTTTGGACGAGATTCACCGCCTCAAGGACACCAATTTGTGGACGGTTCTCAAACTTGGTGGACGAACCCGCAAGAATTTCTTAATGATTTGCATCAGCACGGCTGGCGCATCTGCTGGTGGAACGTCGGTTTGTTGGCAGGAATTTGAATACGGCTGCAAAATTCTGGACGGCATTGTGCAAGACGATGAGGTGATGCCTTTTTTCTGCACCCTCGATCCCGCCGACAACTGGAAAGATTCCGCCGTATGGGTCAAGAGCAATCCGGCCCTCGGTCATCTGTTCAATTTAGAAACAATTGAGAAGGAATTTGCGGAGGCCATGGGAAAACCCAGCGCCATTGCAGATTTCAAGCGGTATGCTTTGAATATTTTCTCTGCTGAAGCGGCTGAGCCCGCCATCAGCATCGAGGCATGGGACAAATGCTGCTCCATCCCGCTTTCCAAGCATCCCAATGCAATTACTCTCAGGGCTGAGGCAATTTTGCGGCTCCAAGGCCGTCAATGCTTCGGTGGAGTCGATCTCGCGCCCAAACTCGATACTAGCGCCCTGATTCTTTTGTTCCCTCCCCGTGACAACACGGAGCGATGGGAGATTCTGGAATATTTCTGGATACCCGGCGACAACATCAGGGACCGGGTGCAGCGGGACAAGGTGCAATACGACATATGGCGGGATCAGGGTTTCTTGGTCACGACTCCCGGCAATCTTACGGACCCCCGGTACATCAGCGATCAAATTGTTGAGTTGTCCAATTACTTTGATGTGCGGGAAATCGCTTATGACGCTGCATGGTCAAGCGAACTGATCCGCATGCTGAGTGAGGCCAACTTCCCCATGAGTAAGTTTGTGGATTATCCGCAGACCCACATGCGGATGAATGTACCTTGCCAAGAATTTATGAGAAAGGTGCTCAGACAAGAATTTGTGCACTCATTGAATCCCATCATGCGTTGGCAGACTTCCAATCTCCGATGGAACACCCAAAAAGGAACC